ATGGCTTCATTTAGACAACGCAACGATACATGGCGAGCCGAGATAAGTGTAAACGGAATTCGCGAAAGTGCAACCTTTGATACAAAAGCTCAGGCTAGGGCTTGGGCATCTAAACGCGAGACTCAGTTACGCGAACAATCGTATGGCAAATTACCAGATCACTCTTTTTTAGAAGCTATTGAACGCTACTTAAATGAAGTGAGTGTTAAAAAGAAAACTCATGAGAATGAAGTCAAGCGAATGGCTTTCTTTAAGCGTGAGTATAAAAAGCTATGTCAAAAACAATTAGCCAAAGTCACAACTGACGATTTAGTGCAATGGCGTGATTCTCGTTTAAAAGAAGTGCAGGGCGCTACTGTCAGACGTGAAGCAAATATTTTAGCTTCTTTATTTACTGTTGCCCGAAAAGAATGGAAGTGGATTAAAGAGTCCCCAATGGCCGACTTGACTTTACCCCCACCATCAAAGCACCGTGATAGACGAATTACCCAAGATGAAATTGATAGATTATGTCTTGCAGCAAATTGGGATAACAATGTCCCGGTAAATTCTACTCAGCAAATTATTATTGCTTTCCTTTTTGCAATTGAGACTGCAATGCGTGCTGGAGAGATTGTCGGCTTAACTTGGGATCGAGTTTACTTAAAAGATCGATATCTTGTTTTGAACGAAACAAAGAATGGCACAAAGCGAAATGTGCCTTTATCTAAGCGTGCAGTTGAGTTGCTTACTTTATTAAAAGGTCTTGATAAAAAGCAGGTCTTTACTTGTAATTCCCAAAGCTTTGATACGCTTTGGCGTAAATTGAGAGATAGATGTCAAATCACTGACTTGCACTTTCATGACACACGCCATGAAGCTTGTACACGTCTTGCAAGAAAATTAGAAGTTTTAGACTTGGCCCGTATGATTGGGCATAAAGACTTAAGAAGCTTGATGGTCTATTACAATGCTACTGCAAGCGAAATTGCAACGAGGCTTGATTAGCCCCGTTTACGTGGTCTTCCTTTCTTTGGCTCATCATCCGATTGTTCATTCAACCAGTTTGATAGCTCTGCCAAGTTCCAGCGTCTTCCTTGACCGCACTTAATAACATAGCGCGGTTTAGGGAAGGTTGGCAGGCAGCAAACTGCTGCCTTAAAGTGTACATCTCGATATCCCAAGAACTCAGCAGCTTGAGAATCATTTAGCCAAATATCAGAAGGTGGTAACGCTACAACAAAGTTACTACCAATATTTGCAATCGCTGTCATTTCACCCCTCCTTACTTTCCGCTTTAGTATCTGCCCACCAAAGTACTGGGCCATCTTCTGAATCAAATGCTGCAATTAAAAAGAGTCCTTGTTTAGGTGGTTCTGGCTTCCAGTTGGACCAATCTATTGCATCTTCTGGAACATTCGGAATATCCTCGTAATCCAATAGCTGAGTTTCAATTTTTACCTTAAGATTTATCTGGAGTTGTTCCCACTGTTCTCTTGTATATGCTTCTGCGCCTTCTTCAAGTGTGTCAAACAATTCAATATCTGGATGAAACCAATTGAAAATATTTTCAGGTGGTTCTATTGGCTGAATTTGATATTTAAAACCTGTCATACTAGATCCGTAATATTGTCTTGCCTCATCAAAGCTTTTGGTTACTAGGGGAGCAGATCCTTTCTTGTAGCACTTAACAATTTCGTCAAATTTAAAAACGCGCTCAGCAGTCTTCAAATCAAAGCATTGGTACATAGGTTCACTAAACCAACTCTCTACATAAAATAGATTTTTAATATGATCTTTGCGGGAACCGTGCCATTTCTGGACTTTAATAACATCATCGAAGATTTCTAAGAAAAAGTTGTTGCCTTCCTTTTCATGCATTTTTCTATAACGCTCAACAGCTCTCTCAGCTATCTCTTTAGAAGCTGCTGGTGTTTGTCTGAAAGGGCTGTAACCTTCAGGTCGCATTGCAACCGCCCATAAAGTTGATTCACTCATCCCTCAGCTCCCGATTCAATATCCAGCTTCATTGCACCTTCCTCTGGATATTCGGTCATCCAAAAGTAATAGCCTTTGCCACTGTGCCCATCTTCAAAAAATTTAATAGTTAGTTCAGTTTCAAGTTGATCTAAATCATTTTCACCATCTGGATTTACAAATTCGAGAAGGCTTTTTAATTGGTGACCATTAAGAGTTATGCTCATTGTTCAGCTCCCGATTCGCTTGCTTCTTTTAGTGGCTTCCAATGAGTTACTTTTTCCTCAATAAAATAACTAGAATACTCATCACCAATGTAAGCCGTATTTGCATACCATCCTTCTTTGACATAACCGCAGCCGCGATCTTCGTCATAGTCATACCAATCATCATCACCATGATACTCTTCAGTGAACTTAGGAATAAAATGAGCCACCATTTGGTTTTGGTTTTTAGCTGGGTTTGCATCTATCAAAACAATCACATTTCGTAATGGCTCAGGCATGCGATCATCAACCGAAATCCATTCTGGCACCGCCTGAGCTTTGGCTTTTTCTAGCTCTGCTCTAAGTTTGTCAATTTCACATGCCGCATGGTGACAAATAACACGTAATTCATCTTCGTTATACTCATCGCTATGCATCATCATTAAATGACTGATTTCAGTTCCTTGATGGCTATCTCCATCAAAGACCCAAACAGCACCATCATCTTGCTCAAAGCGTAGATTAACTTCACTTTCCTTATTCAAATCTGTCATGTCGTCACCCAATTACTGTAAATTTAAAATTCTTTAAGTTAATAGCAGTCATCTTGTTGCAGTGCTGACACTTGGTTCTTGCTCTTTTCTTAAGCTCATCAAGGTCTTCACTAATCTGCTTTTTCTGCTCTGTAATCCTTGCTTGCTGGCTGGACCAATACTTCATAGTGTCTTTGATCCACATCACAGGATTTACTTTTGCTCCGCACTTCATGCATGTAAGTTCTAAAGCTTTAGTGTCAATCTCTACTTGTGCATGCTGACACTTACGCAGATTTGTTCTTGGAAAAGGAACAACATTTTCTTCGACATTCAAAACGATATGATCTTGAAAAGGGTAGTTCATATTCCCTCTGTATTCTTGATCTGTCATGCTGCCACCTTCAATGTTTTAATTGCGTCATCTATAGCTTTATTGAATTTACGAACATCTTGCTCCAAAGCTTCTATTGCTAAGTCTTTAGCAAAGACACGGATAATAATGATCTGTAGTCCTTCTGGTAGACGTGGGTCATAGCTCACAAAGTCACACCATTCACGACCAGTACAAGACAATTGGCATGTAATCTGAGGGATATACTCATCAGGCACTTGCTTAGTCAGAAGGGTATTCAAATGAGTTGTAGTGTCAGGGCACTTAACTTCTATTTGTCCATCTTCATTAACAAGACCATCTGGTGAAGCTCCGAACATTTCAATGAAAGGGTGGTCAATTAAACCTGTTCCAACTACAAAGTTACCCGTTTCATTTTCATAAGCTGCTATTGCATGAGGCTCGTTATCGATACCCCATTGCATAGCTGTGTTTGTGAAGATTTCCTTCTGAACGCCAGTTAGGCGCTCAGCTAGAATTGTTAAACCCAATGCATTTAAAGCTTTGCCTTTATTAGGCTTTGCATTTAAATCCTTTACTCGACTTGCTGTGACTTTGCCACAGCGTTCCGAGTGCCAATCTTCACTACGCTGGAGAATGTTCATACACTTGTCCTTGTGGTTGGTCAGCATGTTGAGCTGCTTCTTTTAATGAAGCGCTATGCTTAGTCCAGAAGTATTTTTTGCAGTCGCCTTGTGGTAATTCAGCGTAGCCAGTTTGCAAGGCTTCTGTGCCTTCCATTGCCAAAGCGCGCATGTTATCTAAATGCTGCTGCTCATAAGCTTCATAACCTTGAGGAAGATCTGAACTAACTGTCTGAACGGTAGGGATATGACAATCATCAATACGACGAGCTTCGTCTTCGTCATAAATACCTGAGAAGCCAAAGGCGACACGGGCACATTGAATTAAAGCCTTATGACGTAGCATTCGTTTTGGGTATTTTTTCCAAGGTTCTGAATTACCCTGACACTCGGATAAATACTCGGTAACAACAGTAGGGTGGTTACGGTCTTTTCGGAAAATCTTGCATGTGCATGACTCTTCATCTTGTTCAAACTGGATACCATCACATACAGGATTGTCATTAATAATGCGTGCCCATCCATCAATACCAACAACTGGTGTGATGCCGCCACCTTTGGCAGGGAATGCATAAATTTCTTTTGTAAAAGGATTTAGCTTGTACTGGTTTGCAACAATTAATAGAGAAAGAAATTCATCATTTGTTGCTTTCTTAAATACTGTATTAACAAGAGTATTTGCTAACTCAGCAGGATCAACATCTTGCATATTAAAAGCTGATGCAATCTTGCTAACTTGCGACAAAACAATATTACTCATCTTCTAATCCTCAAAAATTAATAGATACGTGTGGAACTAGGCCTTTATTGATTGCCTGCAAAATCTCTTTGCTTTTTGCTTCATCAATACCCAAAGCCAATAAGCCTTTTAGAGCTTCATTACAGATTTTTTTACGGTGAGCTTGGTTTGCTTGGCGCGCTTCTTCTGCTTGGCGTTCGGCCTCTAGCTTCACAGCTTGTTCAGCCTCAATAGAAATCTCGCGGACACCACCCGCCCTCTCACTTATAAAAAAATTTCCCCTTTCATTAAAAGTTAAAGCAAAAGTTAAAGGTGATCCAATGGCATTAACCGAGAAAATGAAAAAGTTTGCTCGCGCCATTGTTGATGGTGCAACAAACAAAGAAGCTGCTATTTCAGCAGGTTACGAAGAAAAGACTGCTTCACAGCAGGGTTCAAAATTAAGAAATAATTCTGAGATTATTGTCTACATTGAAAAGTTAAAGGCTGAAAAAGAAGGCCGAACTTTAACTTCTGAAAAACCAAAAGTTAAAACTGAAAATAGTGGTGAATATGACAATCCTTTGAGTGATGATGACTATGCAAAGGATGACCCACTTCAATTTTTAATTGATGTCATGAATAAAAGTGATGACATGTTCTTGCGCTTCAATGCGGCGAAAGCAGCACTACCATACGTCCACGGTAAAGTAGCTGAAAAGGGTAAGAAGGAAACCAAAGAGGATGCTGCTAAAGCTGCAACAAAATCAGGCAAGTTTGGCACTTTGAATAACCAATTACCTAGTTGAGGTGAATATATGTTTGGAATGTTAGAAAGTTTGACCAAGGCAGCAGTTTCTGTGGCTGTCGCTCCTGTAACTGCTGTAGTTGATGCAGTAATGATTCCTATTGATGCAAGTGAAGATGGTGAAGTTTTTCAAAGAACTAAATCAACCCTTAACAATGCAGCAGAAAACTTTAGCGATGCTGTGAAGCCAGAGAACAAAAAATAATTATGCCGCCTTCGGGCGGTTTCTTATTTGATAGCCAATTGTAATGTCTACAGTGTTGCGCAGCATGGGGATGGACACACCCTCAGTTGGCTATCAAATAGGTTGTATATCAAGGTAAATTTATGACCGCAATGCTTCCAGAATGGACAACCGCTTGCCCAGACTGGGAGGAGCGTATTGTTGCTAAAAAGTCGCTCATGCCATGTGAGCCATTATTTCCACAAGTTGCAGATGTTGCTGAGCGCATATTTAAAGAACTGATTCTTGTCGATGTGATGGGTAGCCCTAAGATGGGCGATGTCACATTGCCTTGGGTAATTGAGTTTGTTCGAGCAATCTTTGGTTCATACAATCCAAATACTAAGCGTCGATTAATTCGTGAGTTCTTTCTTCTAATTTCAAAGAAGAATACCAAGTCCACGATTGCGGCAGGTGTGATGCTTGTTGCTTTACTGTTGAATGACCGACTTTCTGCCGAGTTAATTATCTTGGCACCCACTAAGGAAGTCGCAGACAACAGCTTTAACCCGATTCGTGACTTTATCCGCGCAGACGAAGAACTCAGTGCAATGATTAATGTCTCTGAGCACACAAAGACAGTTACACACTTAGGAACTGGTGCAACACTCAAAGTTATCGCAGCGGAATCCAATGCGGCAGCAGGCAAGAAGGCCTCAATCATTCTAATTGATGAGGTCTGGCTTTTTGGTAAGCGTGCCAACGCTGAATCAATGTTCCGTGAAGCAAAAGGTGGCTTGGCATCACGTCCAGAAGGCTGTGTGATTTATCTGTCTACCATGTCGGATGAAGTGCCATGTGGTGTATTTAAACAGCTTCTTGATTATGCCCGTGATGTGCGTGATGGAATAAAAGAAGATAAAAGCTTTTTGCCTCTTATCTATGAGTTCCCAAAGTATTTAGTTGAAGCAGGTGAGCACTTAAAGCCTGAGAACTTCTATATCACAAACCCAAACTTGGGTGCTTCGGTTGATCTTGAATATCTAATTTCAGAGTTTAAAAAGGTTAAAGATGCGGGTGAGGAATCACTTAGAGATTTCTTAGCTAAACACTTAAATATCGAAATTGGCATGAACCTTCGTGCTAATCGTTGGGCGGGTGCAGAGTATTGGAATAAGCAAAAGCACGTTTTTGGGTTGGACCACATCATTGAGCAATCAGAACTTATAACTATTGGTATCGATGGTGGTGGTTTAGATGACTTGCTCGGATTAGCGGTTTTAGGTCGATTAAAGAAGGACCCACGCATTTGGTGGCTTTGGAACCATGCATGGGCAAATAAGATTGCTTTAGAGCGCAGAAAAGAGAATATTCCTAAATACGATGACTTCAAGCTCGAAGGATCTTTAACTGTTGTTGATCGTGTAGGCGATGACATTGACCAACTCGCTGCAATTGCTAAGAAAGTTTATGACAGTGGCAAGCTCAACAAGATAGGACTAGATCCGCTTGGTCTGGGTGGGCTACTAGATGGACTACTTGAGGTTGGTATTCCGGAAGATTCGATGTTCGCGGTACCTCAGGGCTATAAGTTGATGGGCTACATCCTCACTACTGAGCGCAAACTGGCTGAGGGTAATCTCTACCATGCAGGGCAACAACTAATGACTTGGGCAGCAGGTAACGCGCGAGTGATTATGGTCGGTAATGGTATGCGAATAACCAAGCAAGAATCTGGTGTAGGAAAGATTGACCCATTGATTGCCACGTTTAACGCGGTGGCACTTATGAGCCTTGCACCGGAAGTTAAAAACTATGACATTGACGGATATTTAGAGGACATCGTGATAGCATGAGCGACTTACAAGACACGGGTTTTTGGACTCGTTTCTGGTCACGATTGACTGGAAGAACTCAATTAAAAAAAGGGGATACTTCATACCCTTTTGACAGTTATATTTCGTCCGGTGGTGCAATTGTAACGCCAGAGACTGCTTTAAAACTCTCAGCGGTTTGGGCATGTGTCAAATTGCGTGCTGAAACTATCTCAACACTACCTCTTCAACTTTATGATAGTGAAAAGCGTATAGCTGTTGACCACTATCTTTATCGTATTTTGCATGATTCGCCGAATGCTGACATGTGTGCTAGTGAGTTTTGGCAGGTACAAAGCGCTTGTTTAGACTTGTGGGGGAACTCATACAACCTAATCACAAAGCGGTCAAATGGCGAAGTGATAGCCCTAGAGCCACTTTTCCCAAGTGAAATGATTGTAAAGCGCAATAAATCAGGTTCAATTGAGTTTTATTACACTGAAAACGGCAAGACCACAATTTATTCTGAAGACAAGATTCTTCATTTCAAAGGTTTTACTTTAGACGGTCTTGTTGGATTGTCTGCTATCCAATTCTTTGCACAAACCATTGGTATGCAGTTTGATGCTAATAACCAAGCACAAGATTGGTTCAAAAATGGCTTAAAAGTAGGTGGCTTTCTTGAAACAGGCGAGCAAACGCTAACAAAAGAACAGCGCCAACGAATGCGTAATAACTTAGCTGAGTTTAGCCGACCTGAAAACGCTGGAAAGTACATGGTGCTTGAAGCTGGTATGAAGGTTTCAGGCGCAAGTAGCATCCGTATTAACCCAGTGGACGCTCAATTATTGGAGTCTCGTTACTTCGGTATTGAAGAAATCTGCCGTGCTTTTGGGGTTCCACCTCAGTTAATTGGACACACTAATAAGGCAAGTTCATGGGCATCTAGCCTAGAGCAAACAAATCAGGGCTTTTTGACTTATGCACTTAACCCTCAGTTAGTGCGCTATGAGCAAACAATCGCTCGTAAGCTACTTTTGCCTCAAGACAAGTACAAATACCGTCCTAAATTCTCTGTAGATGGCTTGCTGCGCTCTGACGTAGCTAAGCGTGGTGATTTCTACGTAAAAATGACGCAGAACGGCTTAATGACGCGGAATGAAGCGCGAGAGTTGGAGGATTTGCCAGCATCTACAGATCCAGCGGCTAATAAGCTCACAGTACAGATGCAAATGGTGCCACTTGGAGAAAATCAGGGGAATCCTCAATGACTAGAAAAAGTTTTAATTTAGAGATCAAAGCCGTCCAAGAGGACGGTTTTTTTTCGGGCTATGGTGCCGTATTTGGAAATATAGATTGGTATAACGACGTAATTCTACCAGGTGCATTTACAGCGTCTATCGCAAAATGGCGCGCCAAAAATAAGATGCCGCCTGTTCTTTGGAACCACAACGATAGTGAGCCTATCGGCGTTTACACAAACATCTATGAAGACGAAAAAGGCCTTTATGTTGAAGGCAAGTTGCTCATAGATGACGTCCCTCGAGCCAAATCTACTCATGCACTTTTAAAGGCTGGCGCTATAGACGGCCTAAGCATTGGCTACTCAACCAAAAAGGCTAATCAACAGACAAATGGCGTTCGCGAATTGGTTGAAGTTGACCTTAGCGAAATCTCGATTGTCACTCAGCCTGCAAATGAGCGCAGCCTCATCACTTCCGTTAAGTCCAAATTAGATGATGGCGAACTGCCAACATTACCAGAATTTGAAAAATTCTTGAGAGAGTCAGGATTTTCAAAAAACCAAGCTACTGCAATCGCTAGCAAAGGCTTGCGTTCTCTTCTGAGCGAGTCAGAGGAAGAAACCAAAGAAGCGAAATCAATTTCTAATGCTTTAAATATTTTAAAAGGAGTCAGCAATGTCTGAACAAAACCTAGAACAACTCGCTCAAGAGTTTAAAAAACAAGTTGATGAAGTAAAAGGCATTGCTGAAGACTTCAAAGGCAAGCGTGAACATGGCGATAAAATTGCAGAAGGTGCTAAACAAGCTGCCGATGAAGCAATTGTTAAGTTAAATGAGCTTAAAGCTCGAATTGATGAAGTAGAGCAAAAAGCTGCACGACGTCCAAACGACCAACCAAATGAGCAAAAGTCACTAGGTCGTCAATTTGTTGAATCTGAGCAATTTAAATCTCTCACTGGTTCTGCTGGCCAACGTGGTAAAGCGAACTTAGAAATTAAAGCCACAATTACCTCGGTAACGACTGATACAGCAGGCGCAGCAGGCGACTTGGTCCAAACTACTCGTATTCCGGGTATTATTGCTCCACCTGACCGAAAGCTAACAATTCGCGACCTTCTAATGCAGGGCCGTATGGATGGAAATGCACTTGAATACGTGCGTGAGACTGGCTTCACAAATGGCGCTGGTATGGTAGCTGAAGGAACTAAAAAGCCTGAGTCTGACCTTAAGTTTGACCTTGTAAGTACAACTGCCAAAGTTATCGCACATTATATGAAAGCTTCGCGTCAGATCCTTGATGATGCTTCACAATTGCAGTCATACATTGATGGCCGTTTGCGTTATGGATTGGCTTTCAAAGAAGAGCAGCAAATTCTTAATGGTGACGGTACTGGTCAGAACTTACTTGGGATTATTCCTCAAGCGACTGCTTATGTTCGTCCTACAGGTGTAACACCATCACAAGAAACGATCATTGATACTTTGCGTTATGCAATGCTTCAAGCGATTCTTGCTGAATATCCTGCAAGTGGTCATGTACTTAACCCGATTGACTGGGCAAGCATTGAAACGCTGAAAGACACAACTGGCCAATACATTATTGGTAACCCACAAGGCACTTTAAATCCTACTTTGTGGGGCCTTCCAGTTGTTGAAACTCAAGCGATCACAGCGGGTAAGTTCTTGACTGGTGCATTCTCAATGGGCGCTCAGATCTTTGACCGTTGGTTATCTCGTGTTGAGGTTGCAACAGAGAATGAAGACGATTTCGTTAAGAACTTGGTAACAATCCTCGCCGAAGAACGACTAGCTTTAGCGGTTTATCGCCCTGAGGCGTTTGTTTACGGTAATTTGGCGCCAGTTGTAACACCTTAATTGAATAGGGGCGAAAGCCCCTTTCTTTTTGGAGATAGTAATGAAGTACGAAGTTAAGCGTGAACATTTTGGCGATCAGTTTTATAAAACTGGTGACACTCGCGAAGCTGATCCAGTAACAGTAAAACATCTAGTTGATAAAGGTGTTCTCGCAGAGGCCCAAGAAGAAAAAAAGCCAGTTAAAAGCACAAAACAGGTGAAATCAGAATGATTACTTTAGATCAGGCAAAATTACACTGTCGCATTGACGAAGATGAAGAAGATTCGTTGATTTTAAAATGGATTGCAGATGCTGAAGAGGTAATTCAAAACGATTTAGATCGTAAAGTGATTGTGAGTGAGTCTGATCGAGTAGATGAAACCGATATTTTAGATAATGATTGGCTAGATTCAGCAAGATTAATTTACGTTCAATATCGATATAGCAGAAGCACAGAAGGCAAGCCTAGAGCTTACTGGGATTTATTACAAAAATTCAGAATTATGGGGGTTTAAATGTCAGATTTAGCACCCGAACTTAGAAATAGAGTAATTATTCAAGCATACACAGAGCCGGGCCGTGATGAAGATGGCTTCCCAATAGAAGGCGGTTGGTCTGAATATAAAAAGCTTTGGGCTAAGGTCACGCCACTTTCTGCTAAAGATTTAATTGCAGCACAAGCCGACCAATCCGAAGTAGTTGCACGAATGAAAATCCGCTATCGAGAAGACATTACGACGAAGATGCAAGTCATTTGGAAAGGGCGAATTTTCTCAATCAAAAGTCAAGCCTTAGATGATAATGAAGACTCATACACTTACTGTACTTTCTTGCTAGGACAAGGTTTAGAGAAACCTAAGTAGAGGTGTTCATGGCCGACGTAGACGTAAAAATCGAAGGGCTAGATGAAGTCTTGCGTAAGATGGGTGTCTTAAAAGATAAACGGAAAATTCGCAATGCAGCTATGAGAGCAGCCCGCAAAGGCATGAACGTTGTCCGTGATGCAGCAAGACAAAATGCAAAGGCCATAGATGACCCTGAAACGTCTGAAAAGATCTGGCGCAACATTTCGGTATCAGCAGGTAAAACTAAATCACTTGATTTGGTGCAAATGCGGGTAGGTGTTCGTGGTGGTGCGTCTTACTCAAACCCAACACCACCTAATACAAGTGGTGGAGACACCAGATACTGGCGCTTTCTTGAATACGGAACATCAGAAATGCCTGCAACTCCATTCATGCGTCCAGCATTGGCAAACAATGTCCAAAAGGTCACAGATACTTTCAGTCAGTCTTTCAGTGCTGAACTAGACAAGGAAATAGCAAAACTATGAGCTTTCTTCCAATTTATCGAACTCTCAACGCTGATGCTGCGGTTAAGGCTATTTTAGGCACAGATTTGCGTGTTTATGAGGATTTAGCGCCCTTAGATACGCCTACACCATATGCAGTGTGGCAAACAGTAGGTGGCAATGCTGAAAATAACCTAGATTGTCCTGCACATGTTGACCATGTCATGTATCAAATCATTGTCTACGACACACAGCAAAAGCGAGCCTATGAAGCGCGAGAGGCTTTCCGCAAAGCATTAGAGCCGCAAAGTTATGTTCTAAACCCGAGTATCAATAATTACGAGCAAGACACAAAACTCTATTCTCGTGGCTTTGATGCCAATTGGTTTCTAGACCGATAAATCGCACAACAATCCAAACCCCACACCGCCGAAAGGCGGTTTTTTATTGCCTAAAATTTGAGGAATGACTCATGACTGTAATGCGCACACAAGGCACAAATGTATTTCTATTCGATGGCACAGCTATCACGAAAGCCGTTTGTATCACTGGTATTGATCTTGGTAGTGATAGTACAAGCAAGATTGAAAACACATGCTTAGAAGAAACCGATTCTAAAGCTTATTTAACTGGCTTGAATGATCCGGGTGATGGTTCTATTTTAGAGCCTGTAAATTATTTTGTGTAA